CTTATGGCAACCACCTAAAGTAATTAAGACACAAGATCCTGATAGATTTGTAATGATCAGGGTATTACCATCTATAAAACAAACACTAACTGATGCAGGTTATGATCCTGCGCCTAAAACTAAGAACGATGATGACTCAGGTTGGGATGCTTTACTTTGCTTTAATGGAAAGTTATTCCAACTTAGTGATGACTACGGGTATATGCGAGATGACAGAGGTCTGTACGGCATAGGCTCAGGTGGTGGGTTAGCTCTAGGTGCTCTAGTAGCAATGGATGCTGAAACTAAAACCCATACAAAAGCAACGAGTGCTGCAAAGAAGGCTGTCAATATTGCTATAGCATACAACGTATGGTGTGGTGGAACGCCTAGTATCAAAACACAATTTACTAAGTAAGGATAATAAATGAGTGAAATCTATTGGCATTTACAGTGGTATCTATTAGACTTAGAGATGTACAAGTTTATTTTAGAGTGTTTTATTGAATGGGGGTTATAATGTATTTCAAGTTTATGTATCTAATATATAAGACTTCTGCTAAGCAGATAAGAAAAGGTTTAAACAAACGCTATCCAAGTTATACAGTAGCGCTTAGACAAGGAACTAGTGAGCGATCCTAAAGAATTATTACTCCAGGTTCTTAGAGATAAGGATGCTGGTAGAGCTAGATCTAAGCAGACACAAGTAGGTCCATCTGAGTTAGGTGGATGTCGGCGTAAGGTTTGGTATCGTCTCAATGGGCGAGATGCAACTAATGATAATGAATTAAAGTTAGCTGCAATTATGGGTACTGCTATCCACGCTGAGATTGAGAAGGCTATATCTGCACTTGATCCAAAGGGTGAGAAGTATTTGGTTGAGACAGAGGTTGCCTTCGGTGATATGAAAGCTCATATAGATTTATATATACCTGAAACAGGAGATGTGATAGATTGGAAAACCGTTAAGGTTAAGAATCTATCTTACTTTCCATCGCTACAACAGCGTTGGCAAGTACAGGTGTATGGCTACTTGCTTGATAAGTCTGGCAAGGGGAAACCCAGAACTGTTAATCTAGTAGCCATTGCCCGTGATGGTGATGAAAGAGATATCAAAGTTCATTCAGAACCTTATGATGAATCACTAGCACAAGATGCTTTGAATTGGTTATCAGCTATTAAAGAGAGCGCAATTGCACCAGAGCCAGAGCGCGATCAAAACTACTGCAAGTTCTATTGCAAGTACTTTGATGAGTCGGGCAAGATCGGATGTACTGGTATAAAAAAAGAACTTATCAAAGGGGATGAGATATTCATAGACAACCCAGAGGTTGACACATCCGCTTTGAAATATTTACAATTAGATGCAAAGATTAAAGAGTTAAGTGATCAACGCGAGTCAGTAAGGACATCGCTAGAAGGATTTACTGGACAGACTAACAGTGGTGTATCCATAGTATGGAGCACTATTACTGGTCGCAATTCAGTAGATGCCGATGAGGTAGAAAAACTCCTCGGCTTTGTACCAAAAAAACAGGGACAGGAATCATTAAGATTAACTGTCAAACACACCGGAGGTAAGTAATGGCTGCAAATGCAACAACAAAGATACAGGTTAACTACGGCAAAGATGGTTCACTTATAAATATCTATGCCGATAACGCTAAAGAATTAGAAGAACTGTTAACAGCAGTTCAAGATACAGCAACTCTAATAGAGTCTGTTGGTGCCTCTCTAGGTAGAGTTAATGTAGCTCCTAGTAATGGCGGAGGTGCTATCTCTTATGCTAAGAAAGCACTAGGTGCTACCGCAGTATCATCAGATGCAGGTGGTGACACAATGACAGATAAGTACGGAACTGTCTGGACATACGACAGAGCAGATGCACCTGATTGCATTAATGGCAAGATGGTATTTGCTGTTGGAGTTTCTCAAAAGGGCAAACCATACAAAGGTTGGTTTGATCCAATGAAAGGTCCTAAACCGATGCGTAAGCCTGAAGGCTATGCACCAGTTGATCCTATCTTTTTAAAATAAGTTATGCGGGTTCCTTGGGAATTTGAGAACCCATTATGTTCTGAGGTGGATACAGAACTATTCTTCCCTGATATCGGTTCTAGTAGTCAGGCATTTAATGCTAAAAGAATATGCAAAATATGTCCTCATATTGCCGAGTGTTTTGAATGGGGATTACACAAAGAAAGATTTGGCGTTTGGGGCGGAGCAAGTGAGTTTGACCGCAGAAAACTAAGAGCTAAATTAAATATAAAGATTCAAGAGGAGAACGTTGCTTAATTTAAATAGGGCGTGGCGTGGGTCAACCACTAATGCAACACCACTACCTGACGTATGGGCTGATCTAGCTAAGAAGCAGATCAAGTTTCGTAGAGGTCAGGTATGTATGATTGCAGCCGCACCCAATGTTGGTAAGAGTATGTTCGCTCTTATCTACGCAATTAAAGCAAGAGTTCCTACTTTATTCTTTTCAGCAGATACAGATACAGCAACAGTGATGATGAGAGCAGCCTCTCACCTATCAGGACACAGCCAACTTATGGTGGAAGCTAATCTAAATAGTAACCGTCATTACTACGATAAGCATCTAGACAATTTAGAAAACATACAGTTCGTCTTTGACTCATCACCATCACTAGATGATATTGAGTTAGAGGTTAGAGCCTATGTTGAATTGTTTGGTATTCCACCTGAGTTGGTTGTTATAGATAACCTGATGAATGTTGCTGCTGAATCTGATAATGAATGGGCAGGTCTGCGAGCTATTATGGTGGAGTTCCACGATATGGCTCGCAAGACTGAAGCCTGTGTAATGGTATTGCACCACGTCAGTGAACAGACTGAGTATGGAAAGACTAGTGAACCACCTGCTCGTAGGGCTATTCACGGTAAGGTATCTCAACTACCAGCGCTAATACTTACTCTTGGCTTTGATCCTTATAACAAAGTATTAAAGGTAGCAGCAGTTAAGAATAGGTTTGGTCCACATACAGCAGATGGATCTGATCACGTTGGTTTATTTGTTAACTATGGGATATGTCAGATCAGTGACTCAGATGCTTTGGGTATGATGTATAGAAGAGATGCGGTGTTTAATGACTCCAAAGTATAATAAGAGTAAGGGTACTCAGTTTGAAGTAGATGTAATGAAATGGTTTAGGAAGATGGGAGCAGTAGCTGAGAGGCTACGTCTATCAGGGTCAGAAGATGAGGGTGATCTAGTAGTTATAGTTGCCGGTGAAACCTTTATCTTTGAGTTAAAGAATACTAAGAAGTTAAACTTAAAGGAGTTCTGGGATGAAGCACAAAAAGAAGCTACTAATTATTCTAAGCATCGCGGTATTAGTCAGCCTCTTAGTTATGTTTTATTCAAGAGAAGAAACGCAGGAATAGATAAGGCTTGGGTAATTCAAGACCTAACACAATGGCTAAAGGAGAAGCAATGACACCAGTACCAGAGGGAATAATAACTACAACAGAAACTTGGCAAGAAGGATCAGATAGTCCTACTCTATTAGTAAACGCAGGTCTAGTATCTGATGTTTCAAAACTTATTATGGGTGGAGGAGACTCATTTGAAGTTGCTACAGATATAATTAAATTAGTTACTGCATTTAATAATAAGGAAAAAGAATGATCTGCGAAGTATGCAAGGCAGGTGGTGAACTGAATAAGATCGGTCAGTTCAAACGCGCTACTACTATGCACAAGAAATGTAAGGAGGACTGCGGATGCCAGCACAAGACTGGTCCAGAAGCAGGAAGTCGGGCAATGGCAATGGCAGAACCGATGCGAACACAATACCCATTGGAGTAATAGTTGCTCACTATGGCGGTGAGGTAAGGGAAGGTAGGGCTTGTTCTGTAAGGTGTGTATTACATAGCGACAGTAGGAGAAGCGCAGTAATAAACACTAAGGACAATTTATATTTCTGTCACACTTGCGGTAAGGGTGGCAACGCAGTAAACATTATTAGTCTTATAGAGAATATGGAGTTTAAAGATGCTCTCGCCCGCGCAATTGAAATCCTCGCTAGAAGCGGCAGTACAGTACAACAAGGATCTAAACGAGGAAGCAATAAACTTTCTCGCAGGTCGTGGGATTTCTAAAGAGGTAGCTGATCAGTACTACTTAGGTTATATAAAAGAACCTGTTGCAACTCACGAGCACTATAAAGGCTGGCTATCCATACCTTATATGACGGTAATGGGACACTGTGTTGGCTTTAAGTTTAGAAGATTAGATGAAGGTAAACCTAGGTATGGAGCACCACTAGGACAGAAGGGTCATCTATATAATGTTAGCGATATTATTTTAACTAGTGAGTACATAGCAATCTGTGAAGGTGAGCTAGATACTATTGTTGCATCTGCAATCTTAGGTATACCAGCAGTAGGAGTTCCTGGTGTACAGGCTTGGAAGTCACACTTTACAAGGATGTTTACTGGCTATGGCAAGGTTTATATTATTGGTGATAATGATTTAAAAGAAGATGGTTCTAATCCTGGTGCAGAGTTTTCTAGGATGGTAGCCCAAGAAGTTATTAATTCTACTATCGTGTCGCTTCCTGCTGGTATGGACCTCAATGATCTATACTTAGCAAAGGGTATAGAAGAGACAAAACGGACAATTGGAGTACCTAATGTATGAAGAACTCAGACCTGATGGTACTAGCAGAGTGGTTGGCGACCTTAGGGATCTCTATTATCAGGATCAATTACGAAAAGCACACAATAGAAATCGCACCACCTCCAACGAAGGAGTAGAAGAAGAGTTTATTAATAATATGTGGCGCGTTATGGATGCCGCCGGTGATTTACTTATCAGTAAGCATCACGATTACGGTCCATTAAATATTGCAAGATCACCTGGTGGTCCTATCAACGGACTAAGAGTGCGTATGTGGGACAAAATAGCTCGCATTAATAATCTAGTAGATAGCAAAGTTGCACCAAGTAATGAATCATTACGAGATTCTTTTGTTGACTTACTTAACTACTCAGCTATTGCGCTGATGGTATTAGATGGCAACTGGCCTGAGGTGCAAACGCTGGATTGTGAATGAGTCCAGAGTTACATCCAACTCTATACGAGTTAGTACCTTCAGTTGCTTACAGTATAGTTAATAAGTTTAAAGGTTGGGTTGATGCTGATGATGTAAGACAAGAGTGTTATCTCTGGGCTATTGGTCGCGGTCAACAGTTTACTGATCTACTTAATGAACCTGATTTAAAAAAGCGTGAACACAATGAGAAGCGTATTGTCTATCAGATGCGTAGAGTTGCAGAAAGATATGCTCGTAAAGAGAAAGCTCGTAAGGCTGGATATAAAGTAGGCGATGAAGCGTTCTACGATACCTCAACTATTGCACAGTTAATCCCATTTATTATTGCATCCGTTGTAGAAGGTACAGTACTAGAGCAAGCACAAGAGATGATCAACGATGGCACACCTCGTAAGCAGTCAACACCTGCTGAGGGTGGCAACCTATTAGCTATCCTAATTGATTTAAAGAAGGCTTATCTAAAACTAGGTCAAGAAGATAAGACTATATTACAGATGAGATACCACGATAACTTTACTTTAAATCAAATAGCGCAGTACTTAGAGTGTGCTATATCTACTGCTGATCGCCGGTCTACCTCAGCCTTGCGTAGATTACAGGACAGGCTAGGTGGTGAGACACCTTGGGCATAGAGTTTAAAGAGCCACAACTATTTGATTATCTAAAAGAGAATTACTATTCAGACCTTGAGAAGAGTGAAGAGTTTGATAACTGGGATTGTATATCACTAGAAGCTAAGATGTTTATAGAATTAAAATCTCGCAAGACCCACTACCCTGATCTACTTATTGAAGAGAGTAAGTATCAGGGATTACTTTTGGCAGCAGGTATTAGATCACTTACACCTTGGTATATTAACTCCACACCTGATGGTGTGTGGGGCTTTAACTTAACCGAGATACCTCAGCCTAAGTGGGAGGAGAAGTGGCTACCTATTACTACTGAGTTTGAGAATAGAACTAAGCGTACTAAACTGGTAGGGTTCTTAAAGCTAGAAGATGGGATAGTGTTTTGATCTACGAATATAGATGTAATACTTGTAACCTAGTTAGCTCAGTTGAAAGGTCTGTATATGATGATGAGAATATACCTCTCTGTTGTGGTGATCTTGCTAGTCGGGTTTATGCTCCTCCTGCTGTAAGTTTTAAAGGTGATGGCTTCTACAGTACGGATAAGCGATGACTGATTATCCTAA